ATGGAACATATAATCCAAATACGACTTCAACCACATGGGGTTCACCCTATTTAACTGTATTTAAAGTTGATACCCTATCTGCCTTCACTGTGAATACTGGTGCATTAACGGTTAATAATGCACTTACAGTTAGTACTGGAGGTGTTATTAAGTCTGGTATGACTAATTTTGCTACAGGCACTGGTTATTGGCTTGATTATAATAGTGGTACACCTAGATTTAGTATTGGTACAGGTTCTGCTGGAACTATGACAACTGGTTTGTCATGGGATGGCGGTACTGCTAAATTCTTTGGTGGTGGTACATTTAGCGGAGCATTATCTGCTGCATCAGGTACATTTGCTGGTTCACTTTCAGCAGCAACAGGGTCATTTGCAGGAAGTCTGAGTGCAGCTACAGGTAGTTTTGGCGGTACAGTTACTGTAGGAAGTTCTCCTGCCGTTAGCGGAAATACTATGACTGGTAGTGGGGCAGTGTTAAACTCTAACGGTACTTTTGCTATAGGTAACTCAACTGCTAATATTAGTTTTAATGGTAGTACATTTACTTTTAATGGTAATGTTGTTGGAACTACAAATATACAAGCGAACGCAGTATCTACGTACTGGTCTGTATCTAGCGCACCATTTCAGCAAATGCCCACTGCTGGTAGTGGAGCGGTTGTGACAACTAGTCCAATAACAATGCCAACGTCTGGCACATTAGTTGTGGAAGTACTTGGGATTGTTCATAATAATAGTACTGCAACAAGTTATAGAATACAAGGGTATCCAAACTACACACAGAGGAATTCAAGTGGCACTGTTATTGGAACTGGCACTTGGAATCCAAAGTACTGGAAAAACGTTTCTTCTGGTGGTGCTATGAGCTCTACATATTTTGGTACATACGTAAGTGGAAATAACGGGTCAATGGACTCCTTTAATTCGTTGTATAGTCTCACAGTATCAGCCGGTGACACTGTGGAATTAAAGTTTAACGTTGTTGTAGCATCAACCCAAACTGTCTTGTACTTCGACTTTGTGCAATTTATAGCAGTACTTTACAAAAAATAAAGGAATTATATGCAATTATATACAATCGTCATTTTTGACAAAACAACAAGACTTTATAAGTCACATATTATTACTAATGAAATTGGAAGTGTAGTAATAGTAGACGAACAATTGTCTGCTATTGCTGATGAAAACTTTCAGTATATATACGGAAGACTCTATCGACTAAAAGATGATGATACCATTGAAATGCTCAGTGAAAAACCAACTAGATTTCACATTTGGAATGAAACAGACTGGGTTGAAGATTTGGATGAAAAGATTCGCATTCTAAGTGGTGAAATCAGAGATTTGAGACTTTATCATTTGCAACAAATTGACGCTATTGTTGAAAATCCATTCAGATACAACGAGTTAACTGATGAACAAAAAACTGAATTAGCACAATATAGACGTGAACTTTTAGATTTACCGCAACAAATCGGATTCCCATTAGATGTTGTATTCCCTTCAAAACCACCAACAATTCAGTAAATACAGAGAGGATTAATAAATGTCCGCTTCACACGGTGGAAAAGGGTCTACACCAAGACCCATCGCAGATAGAAAGAAATTCGAGGATAACTGGGATGCTATCTTTAAAAAGAAAAAGGAGGACAAGAAATGAGTAGTAGTAGTAGTTCTTTGCAAACAGAAACAAAACAAGCATACCTATATGCTCCAACCATCCCACAATAGAAGGTATTTAAAATGGCATCAAAAACACTTGCTCAACATAAATTAATGCTTGCAGCAGCTCATAATAAAGCCTTTGCTAAAAAAGCAGGTATCCCAATGTCTGTGGCAAAAGACTTTGTAGCGGCAGATAAAAAGGCTGGTAAATTTAAAGCTAAAAAAAGAAGTAAATAAAATGCCCCGAAAGGGGCATTCTTTTAGGCTATATGACCTGTTTTAAGGATACTGGCTAAATCAATAGCACGTCCATAAACTTGTCTTGCCCATTTAGATTTTAGCATCTCTTGTGATGCTTGTGTGAAGCGTCTATTCTCAATTAACTTAATGGTCTTTGTGAATTTACCTAATCCACCTAAACCCATGTTATACCCCATATCCAGCATCACATACTGTGAGGTAATAGGTAATTGAGAATACCAACTATAGGTTTCTTGAAGTTGTGTATCTAAACGATTACACATCTCACTAACAAACATTTCTGCTTTATCTTTTGATATACCCTGACGTTTAATAATCTTAATTTGTCGTGGTGTTAATTCTAAAGGATTCTTTGTTAGGTTATAACCATACCCCACAGAGATATCGCCATTTCTATCATGATAAGGCATTTTTTTATACCCTTCATGTTCACTTGTACCAATAACACATAAACTTAATACTGCTGCGGTAATCATAAGACTCTCTCCATTCTTATTTTATGTTTCATAACTGTATTTCCAAACTAAGCAAAACACAGTTTATCATCGGTTTATTAAATTTTACTTAAATCCTACGTCTTTCAATATTTCATAGCATTTGGTGATATACCAATCATAATCTAAATCAATAGGTATCTCCTTTGTTAATCTCATCATAGGTCTACACTTTTCAGACATTGGCACAGTGTGACCAGTCTTAGCATAAATAATCGCTGTATTGGTCGATGTACTGTGATAAAAGCGTACAACCTTACCTAAGTATTCAGTATCCTTTACTGCACCACCATCGACCTTACAGAGCGTTAGAAACGCATTCATTCTAGTGCATCCTCGCACTGTGTCTTCAATGGATGTTCCATTACTTAAAAATAAAGCAACTGCTTCCGAGCAAATCATATTAGAGGTATTTTTATCAATTTCACGCTCTGACGGCTTTGTATAAAAAGAATATGCGCCTTTACGTTTAATCTCACCATCAGTCTTAATTGCAAAATAATTATTCACATCACGACTATGAATAGACTGGTAATGCGTGTATTCCATATTAAATCCTGTATCATGCATCCACTGTGAAATAACATCATTCACGATATTGCTATCTCGTGGTGATTTAATAACCACACCGTCCGTATTAGCAGACACACATTCAATACCTGCTAAATGTAAACGCTCAATAAGCATTAAAAGGGATAATTGACCTGTGACTGTTACCGTAACTAAAAGTTTTGGTGCAAAGAGAATGCTGTACTCAGAGCCAAACTTACCAAATGAGCCATTTAGCAAAATCTTATAACACGCATCAATAATCTTATCTTTTACTTTCTTTGCTTGAACACGTTTATCTAATGCGCCTTTATAGACTTTTAAAAATATATTACCGAGTTGTTCTGGATATAACTGAAGTAACATAATGATAGATGGATAATACGATGTCACATCAGCATCAATTAGCTCGAAATCATCATCCGAGTAATGTGATATCGATTTCTCAGTAGAATGCAAACCACCTGAGCCAAGTTGATATCCAACACCATCAATATTGATTATTGTGTTCTTAAGAAGCTCTGAGCGCATCTTACCGCCCACAAATTCAAATCGCTCGGTCTTTAAATCTTGCAATACTTTTTGAAGCTCAAGTGTTTTAAATTCAATGAATTTAGGTGCGCTATAAGTAATAATTGCATTCTCATCTACGCTACCTTTATAGATTTCACGACCTAAGAAGCCTTCAACTTCTTTCTTGATAATTGCTTCAGCCATCTGTGCGTCAGATTTAGACCTGATATCAAGTTTGTTTTGTTTGCCCACACTATCTCGCAACTGTATTTGTGGATAAAGGAAGTTATAAAGATACGCTGTGCTTTCACAATCGTTTAAGCAATATCTACGCACAATGCTTATCTGGTCATGATTTAAATCAATACCTGCTTTGAACGGTAAATCTTGAATATTAGGGCATCCTAATCGAGCGGCATATTGCTTAAGCGATGCTTTACCTTTTGCTACTTCAATCAAATCAATATGGTCTAAATCAAGTTGCTTAACCTTAAAATATTTTAAGACTTGATAAGGTCTTGATTCCTCCAAAATAAGCATCTCAGTGGCTCGCCACAGCTCGGAAAAAGATTTTCCATGCAATGCCATTGCTAAGATAACAGAGTCAAATTTGATGCCATTGAAGCTAATTAAAGTGTGGTTAGTTACAAACCAATTAAGTAATGTAAAATCAAGCTCATAGTCATCATACTTTTCAAAGTAATAGCATTTACCCGTGCGATATCCCACAAAGAATATTAAAAAGTAATTACCATAAATCTCGATATCAAACACAAGTTCTTCATCAAAGGGTTGATAAAATGAATCCCATAGGTTATAGCGATAGGATTGTGCTTCATCAAGATTGGGTAAAT